AAGATAAATAACTTCACAGAGGAAGATGCTGCTGTTAATTATGCTGCGGATACCAAAAAAAATTCTTGGCTGTGCAAGGTAGGAAAATGGCGCTGTCCTTATCTTGACGGGTATAGTTATTACTCTTTACGTGACAAAGATGGAAATCAAGTTGCGTCTAGCTTCAAAAAATATGAGCTTGAAAAAATAAAAGAGAGTGGGCAAAAAATTAAAAAAGAAAAATATGATGGCTGCCCAAGGCATTTAGGGAAGGATGAATACTTGGATATTTTTGCTTGACAATTTTCCAGACACCGTTTACAATCATGGGCATGACCGAGGTTATCCCTCTATTTAAATCTCATTACAGCATAGGTAGGTCTATCCTAACTCTCAATTCGCTTGGGAGCTCTGACGAGAAAGGTCCCGATTCAATAATTGATATATGCTCCGAGGCCAAGATGAAGTCTTTCCATTTGGTTGACGATAGCATGACCGGAGTATTGGAAGGTTATACTAATTCTTTGGAGGCTGGTATTGATTTAAGGTTTGGTCTGAGGGTTAATCTTTGTAATGATATAAAATCTAAAGATAAGGAATACAACTTAAATGAATTCAAAGTAATTATCTTTTGTAAAAATAAAAGCGGTTACGAGAGACTTTTGCAGATTTATTCTATTGGTTCTACTGATGGATTTTATTACGCACCTAGAGTTGATTATAACCTACTTCTTAAATATTGGAATGACGACGATTTAGCTTTGTGCATACCTTTTTATGATTCTTTCATTCATAAAAATAAATTCAGTATGAGCAACATCATTCCGGATTTCTCTAACTTTTCTCCGATATTCTTTTTAGAAAGTAATGATCTACCGTTTGATAAATCATTAAGAAATCATGTGTTAACATATTGCGGAGACAAGTACAGCACTCAAGAAGTTAAAAGTATTTATTACAAAAATAAATCAGATTTTCCACATTATTTAACCTTTAGATGCATATCTGACTCAAATCCCGGCCGAGCCAAAAAGACTTTAGCTAAGCCAAATTTTGATCACATGTGTTCAAACGAATTCAGTTTTGAAAGCTGGTATGAAAAGATTTAAACTATCACAACAACTAATAGACAGGGCGCAAGAAAGGGCCGACAAGCTACCTTTGCTGAATAACTCCATCAGAAAAGGTGAAGGAGCTTTAGTAGCATACATCGGCGAAGAAGTTGCCAAGCACGTTCTAGGCGGCGAAATAAAGGATACCTATGATTACGACCTAGTATATCATAACCCTTGCTCTGGTCATTTTACAGTCGATGTAAAAACCAAGGAGAGGACTGTCCCTCCTCAATTAAACTATAACTGCACAGTAGCAGACTTTAATCCTAATCAAAACTGCGATGAATACGCTTTCATCAGCGTAATGAAGGACTTGAGCTATGCTTGGTATCTTGGTAAAATAAAAAAGTCTGAGTTTTATCAGAAAGCTAAGTTTTACAAAGAAGGCGATTACGATCCTGAGTCTTCTTATAATAGGAAATTTTATTTCAAAGCAGATTGTTATAACGTCCCAGCCAGAGAATTAAATGGATAACGATTTTTTTAAAAAGTCTAACGGCAAAAAACTTGTCTTCATGGATTTGGAGACTTTTAATGTTAATCTAAATTTTTACAACAACCGACCTTGGCAGGTTGGAATGATACGGGTTGTTGAGAATAAGATTCAAGATAGGTTTGATGAGATGGTTAAGTGGGACTGTGGCTTAAAAATCTCTGATGAAGCTGCCAGAATCACAAGGTTTGATCAAAAAAAGTTTAATAAATTAGCTAAGCCTGAGTCGGAAATATTTCCCACGGTTTACGAGTGGCTGGATGATTGTGATTACATTGTGGGTCATAACATACTTGGGTTTGATATGTATCTAATCCGAGAATGGTGCAAGATTTACGATAAGCCGTATGATCATTTATTTGAAAAAAGCGTAGATACATTAGCTATAGGAAGAGGGATAAGGTCTGAATATTATTTTAAAAAGGAAGAAGAAGATTTCTTTGATTATCAATATCGCCTTTTAAGCTATCGGTCTAAAGGTATCAGAACGTCCCTGTCCGAGCTTGGCAAATATTACAACATCAATCATAATTACGAGACTTTGCATGATGCAATAAATGATTTAGAGTTGAATTTGAAGGTTTGGAACAAACTTAAAATTGATATGAGCAGAATTTAGGTATATAATACATTATATGCCTAGCATGGATTTTGCTTATGATTTGATAGAAAAGCTGTCAGAGGAATCTGATGTCGACTATGCTATTTTAGTCCTCAGAAAAGGAGGCAAGCAAGATAAAGTAGATTTTTTTTACAGGTTTGAAGAGGAGAGTAAGGACACTTTAAAAGTTCTAAGAAACAGATTAGACCAAATTATACTGGAAGATGGAGATAGCAGAGGGCAAGAAAAGTCAGAGCCGCCAAAAAAGAAGCGCGGCAGACCTAGAAAAAAGAAAGAGTAGCTTCGCGAAAGATCTAAGCAATTTAGATCTAGAAATACATGGCGTGCGCCTACCGAAATTTGATGTTCAGCCAGAGTACCTAGAGCTGATAGACAATCCAGAAAAAGTAAAAAATACTTACGATTTTCTTATCGCGCTCTGTCAAAAAGGGTTTAAAAAGCTCAATATAAAGAGAGGTACGGCAGAGCATAAAAAATATACTGATAGGATTTACTATGAACTAGAAATCCTAAAAGAATTAGGTTTCGTAGATTATATACTTTTAGTCTGGAAGGTAATTCACTACTGCAACACATCTGATATTCCCATAGGACTAGGTCGAGGCTCTGCGGCTGGAAGCTTTGTGCTTTATCTTCTTGGAGTTACTAAAATTGACTCTGTTAAATATGATTTATTTTTTGAGAGATTTGTCTCAAAGATTCGAGCCAAGAAAAAAGTAATCAAAGGAGTTACATATCTAGACGGCTCCTTGATGTGCGACGTAGATATGGATGTCTGCTACTACAAAAGAAAGCAGGTTCTCAAGTATCTAGAAGAAGAGTTTGAAGGTAAGACCTGCAAGATAAGAACTCTTAACACTTTGAGCGGTAAGTTGGTTATGAAGGAGTGCGGTAAAACTGTCGAGGACAAATCTGAGACAGAAATGAATCATGTCTCCGCTATGATACCCAAAGTATTTGGCCAAGTTAAGGACATATCAGAGGCCTATGATGAAGTTGATGACTTTAAAAATTGGTGCGACAACAATCCTAGGACTTTTGAGACAGCTCAAAAAATAAAAGGATTAGTTAAAAATAAGGGAGTCCACCCTTCTGCTATATTGCTGTCATATGATGATATTGTAAAAAGTTGCCCAATAGAACTTGACTCTGATAAAGAAAAAATTTCTGCTTACAATATGGACTGGTCGCAGATGTTCAACGTCAAGTTGGATGTGCTAGGACTAAGAACTGTATCTGTCGTAGATCAAGCTTGTAAATTTATTGGTATAAATGTAGAAGATATAGATTTAGATCATGAAAGTATTTATCAGAATCTATACGACTTAAAACAGCCTCACGGCATTTTTCAAGTAGAGGCTCGCGCTAACTACGAAGTCTGTAAAAAGGTAAAGCCCAAAAACCTTGAAGAACTCAGCGCGGTATTAGCGTTAGCAAGGCCGGGAGCCATGCAGTTCACAGACCAATACGCTAATTATACCAATAACGATACCTATGAAGTTATTCATCCGTATTTTGATGATATACTGGGCAGTACTGGCGGCGTCTGCCTCTATCAAGAGCAGATGATGAAAATGGCTCATAAGATTGGTTTTAGTCTTGATGAAGCAGAGTTATTACGCCGGATTGTAGGGAAGAAGAAGGTTAATGAGGTTAAAAAGTGGAAGAAGAAAATTAAAGACAAGGTTAAAGAAAATAATCTTGATAAAGAAATTGGTGATATTTTATGGCAAGTTCTAGAAGACTCAGCTAACTATTCTTTTAATAAGTCTCACTCGATAGCTTACGCCGCTTTAGCAGCGACTACTGTTTATCTCAAGTTTAACCATCCGAAAGAGTTCTTCCTCGCTCTGCTTCAGATGAGTAAGTTCGAGCCAGACCCAATAGATGAAATATCTAAAATAAACAGAGAGCTAATTCATTTTAATATCGAGCTACTAAGGCCGGATGTAGTTAAGTCTAAAGATGATTTTGCTATCGAAGGTGATAATATAAGATTCGGTTTAACTTCTATTAAAGGTATATCTAACTCTTCTATTAAAAAACTTAATAACTTCAAGGCGTCTAGCTATAATAAGTTTCAAGTTTTTCAAGCTTCCACTGAGGCAGGGATAAATATGGGAGTTCTTTCGGCTCTAATTCAAGCTGGAGCTTTGGACGTAGGAGGCAAGCAGAGCCGGAGCAAAGTAGTTCTTGAATTTCAGCTTTGGAAAATAATGACATCTAGGGAGAGGGTCATAGCAATGCAGTTTGCGGAGCAGGGCAATAATGATCTAATCAATGTCATAAATAAAATGAAGGTAGGCATGGATGAAAATGGCAAGCCGTTCATTAAAGAGTCTAGGATAGAAACTATACGCAAGAAATTTACTCCGTATAAAAGAATATATGATATAAATCATAGCAATGAAAGATTTGCTAATTGGTATTACGAAAACGAGCTTTTGGGTTATACTCATGGTGTTTCCTTGAGAGATATATTTTTGGATAAAAACCGAGATCTTCTTCAAATAGCAGAAGTGAGGGCTAGAGGCCCGAAGTCTAAGGTTTGCTTCGCGGGTTCTGTGACGGATTGCACGGGAGTAAAAGTCTCTAAGAACGGTAATGAATACGTTAAGTTTGAAATCGGAGATGAGACTGACTCGATAGATGTTTTGATTTTTAACAACAAAAGAGGCAGAGGGATAGATGACTGCATTGAACAAAACAAGGGGCTTCCAGCTAAGAAGAATATTGTTTGGGTAAGGGGCGTTAAGTCTGATGACGGAGTCTTTGCTAATTTTGTCACTGTCCAAGATTCTAAAATATACATGAAGTTAGGACAGCTTAAGAATGACGAGAAAAATTTGGACTAACTATGCTATTTTTGATATAATATAGCGTAGTTTATGATTCATTTTTATAAACCAAATCAATGGAATACTGGGTGCTGTTGTAGTTTTTCTTACAATACGAGCGACAAGTCTTTTTATGTGCAACTGCTGAAGCAGTTAAGTTGGGACGCGGAAAATGCTAAGGGTAAATTTGACACGAAAACTCGCTCCGCTTGCAAATTCACTCCCAGCGAGATAGGATCATTTATTGATTGTATCGAGAGCGGTAGAGAGTTCTCAAGCTTTCATAAAACTCCCAAGGAGAATACTTCATTTTCTTTTAAGCCAAAGATTAAGGATGACAAGAAGGAGGGCTTTGCTTTCACTCTGACTAAAATGCCCAAAGAAGGAGAAAAGAAAAGTTATTCTATCGGTTTCACTTTCGGAGAGTCTAAGTTCCTAAAACAATTTCTTCTGACGGCTTTAAGTATGTATTCATCTTCTTCTATAAAAGAGAATAACGAAGCTATTGCTAAAAGCATTGCGGCTAAAAATAATCCGTGAAGAAGAAGGTTCTATTCCAATCAGACTCGGCTCTGGCGAAGACAGGCTTTGGTAGAAACACCAAGGCCCTTCTTTCTTACTTATATAAAACTGGAAAATATGATATAGTAAGTTATTGCTGTGGGAACGCATATTCAACCCCAGCCTTACAAAGAACCCCTTGGAAATCCATAGGCACGCTGCCAGATGACCCAAACCAGCAGGCTCAAATTGGTAAAGATCCCGGTCAGGCGAGAATGGCAAGCTATGGAGCATATTTAATTGATCAAGTAATCAAGCAGGAAAAACCAGATGTTTATATTGCAGTGCAGGATATTTGGGGGGTTGATTTTGCAATAGATAAGCCTTGGTTCAATGAAATCAGTTCTGTAATTTGGACTACTTTAGATTCACTTCCAATTCTTCCTTCCGCCGTTGAAAAGGCGCCAAAAATAAAAAATTATTGGATATGGAGTAATTTTGCGACTAAAGCCCTGCATGAAAAAGGGCATAATCATGTAAAAACTGTTCATGGTTGCCTTGAAACTAAAAATTTTTACAGATTAGATGACGAAAAAAGGAAGCAGTTAAGGGCAAATAATAACATATCTGACGATGATTACATTGTCGGGTTTGTTTTTCGTAATCAATTAAGAAAATCTGTCCCTAACTTGATGGAAGGGTTCAAAAAATTTCAAAAGGATGTACCCAAGTCCAAACTACTATTGCATACTCACTGGGGTGAAGGTTGGAATATCCACAAGCTCGCTGATGAGCACGGAGTAAATAAAGATGACATCTTAACAACATACTATTGTAAGTCTTGCTACGGATACAAGGTTAAGCCGTATGTTGGACAAGAGCAGAAGTGTGATCTTTGCGGTGCGGAAAAAAGCATGGGAACCACTAACGTAGGTGGAGGCGTTAGTGAGTCTCAGCTAAACGAAATTTATAATTTAATGGATGTTTATTGTCATCCATTTACAAGCGGCGGTCAGGAAATTCCAATTCAAGAAGCAAAGCTTACTGAACTGATTACTCTTGTAACCGACTATAGCTGTGGCGAAGAGCAGTGCGAAGAAGGTTCTGGTTCTATAGCTCTAGAGTGGAGTAAATACACAGAGCATCAGACAGAGTTTATAAAAGCTTCCACCTGCCCAGAGTCTATATATAACAATCTACTTAAAGTTTATAATATGCCTAAAAACCAGCTTGAGTTTATGGGCAAAATGGCTAGGCAGTGGGTTATTGATGGATTTTCGGTTGAAGTTATTGGTAAGATATTTGAAGACTTTATAGACAATGCTCCAGCGACTACTTACGATTTTGATGAAGTAAAAGAAGAGAAGAAGAGAAACTTTCCCGAAGCTTATGTGGAAAATATACCCGACGATTCTGAGTGGATTCTATCTTTATATAAAAAGATATTAAATACTGAAAACAATATTCATGATGATGGATATAAGTATTGGATGAAGCAGATAGCTAATAAAGCTGATAGAAAAACTATAGAAGATTATTTTAGAAAAGTTGCGAAGGAACATAACGAAAAACATTTTCCAGTTAAAATGGAAGATCTTTTAGATAAAGATGATGATGGTAAACGCGTTCTTTTTATTATGCCCGGGTCAAAGAAAGACGTTTTTCTTTCTACCTCTCTATTTAAGTCTATAAAAGAAAAGTATCCGGAGTATAACTTGTATGTTTCTACTAAGCCGGAAAACAATTCTTTGCTATGGGCAAATGAATACGTCCATAAAACTATACCTTACGCAGAATCTTTTGATAATTCCTTATCTTTGGAAGGCGCCGGGCAAGCTAAAGAACATTTTGCAATAGTATTTACCCCGTATTTAACTACTCAAAAGTTCTCTAATTATATTCATAATATGAAAGATCGTATTGATAAAGACTACTTATGCACATTTTAGAATCATACGCGCTGCAAGATAATCTTAAGATAGACAAGCCTCATATTTACGAAAAGTATTTCCCGATGGCTACCAATGGGAAGTATGCGACATTAGATGTATCTTCTGATGACCATTCAAATAAGTATGACCATTGGGACATGGTTTTAGATTTTCTTCAGCCTCACTTAAAACAAATAGGAGTGCAAGTTGTCCAGTTGGGAGACAAAGATGATACCCAAATCCCCGGTTGCTATATAGCCGTTGGTCAAACTGACGAAAACCAGCGCGCTTATGTTATTAAGAACTCTTGTCTACATATCTGCACGAATAATCTGTCTCTGCAAATCGCTTCCGCGTACAATAAGAGAATAGTTACGCTTTTCTCCAACTCTTATTACGAACAATTTAAACCGTACTGGAGTAAAGATGAGGATGTAGAGGTTTTAAAGAGCTATGATGATAAACCAAGCTTCAACCCGAATGAAAATCCAAAGTCTATAAATAACATTCATCCAGAAAAGATAGCTCAAGCGATACTTCGCAATCTAGGAAAGCCTTATTCTTTTGAATTTAATACTTTGAGAATCGGCTCTCTTTACAAAAAGAGAAGGATAGAATCGTCCCTATCTAATGCAATAGCTGATATTAAATCTCTAGGTATAGAAACTCTGATAGTCAGAATGGACTATAACTACAACTTGGATAATTTAGTTAAGCAGTTAGAAATATGTCCTTGTTCTATTTTAACTAGCAAGCCAATACCGGAAGATATTTTAACTAAATACAAAAGTAAGATTATTGAACTTATATATTTTATTGATGACGACCATGAGCCTTCTTTCGTAAAGAGAGCTATTGAATTAGGCATCAGCACCGGGATGCTCAGTAGGGAAAGTAAAGAGAAAGTTGACGGATATAAAATAGATTACTTGGATATTGACAAGCATATAAATATCGTTCCTAAACTTACCATTGACGATATTGAAGAGCTTAAAGGAGCGAATAAGAAAAAGATATTTTATAAATCAAATAAGTTTCTTATACATGGCGGCAAAGCTTACGCTAGTAAAATGGCCGTAGCCGCCCAGCAGCCCATCGCATCATTCGAGCATTCTTTTATGCAAATCATTGACCATGAGGACTTTTGGGAAGAAAAAGATCATTTTTATTTTGTTGAAAGAAAGTAGTTGACTTATGCCCAGAAAACGTGCAAGCTTATCTCGTATGGCAAGCAATAAACCGCCAAAAGTAATAAAGAGGAACGAGTTTGGACTACTCGATGGTGTGAAGTATGTTTATCAAGATGATAATTTGATCGATTGGAGAAAGATGGTCAATAACGACCACATTGTTCCGAATAGAGACAATACTTCCGAGACAGATGTCACTAAATTAAAAGATAAAGATTTAATTATTCTTTTGTCTGGACTAAAAGAGCTTGCTCAGTTACGCGGCATAAAATCAGTAGTTTATGACATCGTAACCGCATCTCCAGAGTATGTTTGTATGAAGTGCGGCATCACTTGGGCAGGGAATTATGAAACGGAGGGCGAAGAAGTTTACTTTGAGGGTACGGCTGACGCAGGATTAAATAACACCGAAGGCTTTGGGCAGATTTACTTAGCCGCTATTGCTGAGAATAGAGCTTTCTGTCGTGCGGTGCGTAATTTCTTGAAGATCAATATCGTAGCTAAGGAGGAAATCGCTCCGAACAAAGGCAAGCAGGCGGCAAGTGGTAAGGTCGCCACTCCTTCACTGGCTCTCGCTTCACAATCTTCTGTATCTATGTCTCCAGACTCATTCTTATTAACAATTCTCAAGGAGAACAACATCACCTTTGAGCAGGTTAGAAATAAGCTTATCTCTGAAAATAATAGCGAAGCTAAGGGTTGGAATAGCGTTAAAGATATTCCTCGTTTAACCGCTTTCGAGATTATCGACAGAATCCAAAAGAAGGCCAAGGCTGTTGTATGATCTGTTACGAGTGTGGAATCAAAGCGCAAAATAGAGAGAAACGCGCTGCGAAGAAAGAGGGCAGACAACCAAGAACTACTGATCGTTGCGGTTCTTGGAGAAAGGGGC